AAGCCACAAGCTAAACCAGAACCTAGTTCAGGTTCTCAAGGTGCAAGCCACAAGCCTTAAGCCCCAAGCAGCAAGGTTCAAGCTCCAAGCCACAAGCGTCAAGCTCCAGGATATCCTTCCCCTCATAAAGTTTTACATGGTTAAGGGAGAGGGCCTTAACCAAGATAAATGTATTGTTTGGATGTTTTATATGAAACGCAAATTGATGTGGTGAGAAGCGTATCTTGTTTGTCTTTGTAGCTTTCAGCTCCAATGTAAAAAAGTGCCCAAAAGAATTATAGCCCAATAAATCGGGAGTACCAAAAGCGCCGCTATTTTCAAGCCTTGTCCACGATATTTTAGGTGTAATTGTTTTAAGCTCATGCCATAGTTTCCGTTCAGGTTTGACTGACATTTTTAATACTACAGCTTCTTAATGACTTTGCCCATCTTCCAAGTTTCAGGAGTAATTGTAAATACCAATCGATGAGTTTCTCTTACTCCTAATATTTTATTTTGCAAGAGCTTTACACCATCAATGTCATAAAAATCTCCATTAGGTAAAACGACTTGCACTCTAGCCTCTTGAGCAGCTGGTGATGTAGTAAACTTATCTACAATTTGCTTTAATAACTTTCCGGTAAACATGTCTTGATTTATAGTTTATGTTGTATTAAATATCAAGTATGAAAAAAGAACAATGGGATGGCAAAACAAGACCATCTAATAAACAATACAGAGAAGAATACGACAGAATTTTTGGTAAAAAAGAAAAGACTTTACACGAAGAATTAATGGAAGGATTCAGAGAGGAACAGTATGGGACTACCGAAGAAACTGACTGAAAGACAAATGAAGTTTGCTCACGAAGTAGTGACAAACGAAGGTAGGAAGACAGCAACTGAATGTGCTGTTGATGCAGGTTTTGAACCAGAGTTTGCTAGACAGTATGCAAGTAAACTTCAGAATCCAAAATTATATCCATTGGTTGTAAAATACATTGGTGAATTAAGAGAAGAATGGCAGAAAAAATATGAAGTCACTTATGATAGACACATATCAGAATTAGGTAAGATACGACAGCAAGCTCTTAACAAAGGAGCTTGGTCAGCTGCTGTAAATGCTGAGGTAGCTAGAGGAAAAGCCGCTGGTCTATATATAGAACAAAAGATAATCCGTACTGGTAAACTAGAAGACTTAACAACAGAAGAGTTAGAAGCAAGAATGAAAACCATAATTGATGACTATTCGCCCATACTAGAAGATGTTTCATTTGAAGAAATAAAAGACCAAGTGCGATCCAAATCAGAAACCAAAAAAGAGTCAGAACCATCTAGTGAATCTTCGTTATCTTCTTTACACAAGAAGTCGGAAAAACAGAACGCTCAGAAAAAGCAATAGAACCATCATCATCAATATCATAACCTGCAAATATTCTTACAGTATCTTTATCTTTACTGAATAACCAACCTTCACTTACAGGTGTAGCTAGTTTCATATTCTTAAACTCACGCTCATTACCCCAACCACCTTCAGTGATGATATCAATCCAATCGATTCGCACCCGCTTATACGGAAACTTAACCTGCTGTTTTACAGTCTTAGGTTTAGTGTAGGTATTTATGCTTCTAGATTTCTTTGCCATATCTTAACCATAGAGTTTTTATTTTGAAAAACAAGTTTTTTAAAAAGGGTGAAAAGGTTTCTTCGCGCAGGGAATTTGTAACACCTTGAAACACATTGTAACAGCATTGTAACAGCACTTTTTGTAATAATATCAACAGTTTAAAGCCATTGTCACATTGTAACACCCTCTCTACGCTGAAAAAAATATTTAATATCATTTTCAAATTTAAACTACTATGGGTCCCCTGGTTCCTGATGCCTGATTCTTGTAATATAGGTCAACTCTTCTTAACCATTCGAACATAAACCCTTGAAATTCCTTACCAGATGACACGTATTTTAAGATATCTCCACCTTTAACGCTAATTAGAATCACTCCAGAATTAATGTTAGAGCCATACACGTGGTTATGAGCCACAGCATAAGCCGCAGTCTGTATGAAATAGTCATCAATCCATTCACGTTT